TTTTGGTATGATTCCTCTGAGTCTATAACTCGTGCGTTCATAGTGGAAGAACTTGTTTCTATTGCTTGTAACCGTTTGGATAGTAATTCTTCTTGTCCACTAGAAAGCAATGCCCCAAGGTTCTTAAACTTGTATGTTCCTGTATTAAAGGAGAGTAATATATTAAGTGTGTTTTGTGTAACTGAACCTAGAGCAGATAATGCGTTGTATACTGGTTGTAATGCCGACATACCCCAATATCGTGTCTTTCTGTCAACCCCTGAAAATGTACTTGTTGGTACTGGGTCGCCCTTGAATTCAATAACCCTTGAGTGATGTATCATCTGGTCTACATACATATCATTTATATAGTACCGTACTTTATATTTGATTATTTTACCAAACATAGGAGAACTAGGATTCATGTCCCATTCAGATTCAGATATGTTTACACATGTGTTATCTACTGCTTTTATATATTCTATAGAACGAATATCTTTTAGATTAAGGGGTTTATCTATTGTATTTCCATCCATAGCCCCAATAATGATTAAAGAGCCACCATATGTGCGTTGGAACACAAGAGCATTATAAAATGCTTCCTCTGCACCCAAACGCTCGAATTCTCTATCTAAAATAGCCCTACTTTTATCATCCCACACATATATCCATTCTCTTGTAGCGTCTTGGGGGATAACAGATATAATCCTGTATCCTAGTCCCTCTGCAAGATATAATTGTGTTAATTCTTTTTCATTGAGGATACGAGCTGAACCATAATGTGTATAAACAGATTTATCCTGTTGCATACCCAGGCCTGACATTGCATTTCGCCATCCAGAGGCATCAGCATGAAAAGCGTCCATATGAGGTTTTTCTACTTCTTTATTTTTTGGTGGTCTTCCACGAGGTCGTTTAGTTTCTGTCATAGTGTATACAAAAGTATACTATATGAGGTGATAAGTCAACACCCCTCTTTCAATCACGCATACGCATTGAATATACTTAAATCTCCTCCTGACACAAACCCAGATTCTCGTAGGATAGATGCCAAACTATCTGGTGGGTCGTCTTGTGATTTAGTATTCTCGTTCCAATCCATAACCTTAGACATATAATCTGGTTCTGTTTCTGGTGCAAAGACCAGTTTCAACCAAGCGTCTTTTATTACAGTTGCTATTTTTATCTGTTTATTTTGTGTCTCTCTATATGGTACAGGTTGTATGTTCCATGTCTTGGCTAGTGGGTGTGCCATCATTTTATCTAGCATCAACCCCTTGTCTGCGTTTGTCTCCATATAGACCATGTGTGCCTTATATCTCTGCAATGTTCTAAACACAAAGGGTAACCAGTCTACGATATGTTTATCTGATGTAAAGCCCACCACAGAGATACGTCCGTCTGGTAATTTACCAATTATAGTAAGAGCACAAGCATCTTCTCCACCATATCCTGCATCGATATGTGCTTTTATTTCTTTAGTCTGAGGATAGTTCCAATTTCCTATAAATGGGTCTGTAAAGAGCATGTCTAGCGTGTTAGTATAGTCTAGTTCATAGTTTATCTTGAATAAGGCATCTGTCATCGCTCTACGTGCCTTCTCGATCTCCTCAGGGGCTATAAACGGCAACATCTGGTAGGGGTACTTAATAAATGGTACCCCCTCTCTTTCTAAATTGGCTATACAGTCATCAGAATGGTAGGGGGTATTTATTATACCTGCATACCCTGTCTTCTTAACGATGTTACCTCGTATTTCGGATACTACAACCTTTGTGAATTCTATTTCACTCTTGTACAGTCTGTCTTTAATGTCTGTACAGTCATCCAGTAATGCAAAATCAACGTGTTTACCTACCAGACTTGTTTCTAGTCCTACAGCGAGTACGTTGGGTTCTGGTGATTGTGTTTTTCGTACAGAGAGGTTTAATGCCCCTTCTTTGCGGACAGAGAATTTCCATTTTGAACTGTTTGATATGTTTCCGTTTTTATCTGCAAACCACACGAAACGAAATAGTTCATATATATGTGGTGTTTCCATAAGATTCATTATGGTGCGAACAACGTCCACTGCTGCCCCGAAGCTCTTTCTACATATAGCTATAGTTTGGTTGGGGTCTCGCATCAGGCGGTACATTGTTCCCACGATAACGACTGCTGTTGATTTGTATGATGAGCGACTTGCTAAAAGCCCCCTGTCCTCCTCTGCATCATGTATGTAATGTATCCATTCAGAATGTATAGGTAATAGGTCTTTGAATCCACATAGGTGTCCTAAGATATGGGGTTGTTGAAATATAAGCTCAACCATATCCCATGTATATAAACTGTGTTTAGGCAATAGAGTACATCTCCTTTTTATGGAAGTGTACTCTACCCTAAACCATACGTCAAGTAGCCTCTATTCTGGTTTTCCAGTAGCATCGTGCTCATATGTTTTCTTAAAATAGCAATTACCAGCTGTGTGATAAATTACTATACCTTCTGGTTTGTCGTACCCCACAGAAGCTATACTACCAGTGGTTAATAAAACGTCAAACACCGCATTTACGTCAAGGTCATCAAATTGCCCATCCCACAATAAAGGAACTACACCACAACAAGCAGGTCTTTCATCTGCCCATCGAGACACATTAAACAAAGAGAACCTTTTATCTCCTTTTTCTAATCCATACCCACGTTGGATTCCTGAACCCCACCATTCTCCAAAATGATGTCCTACTCCGAGACCTCGTAATTCTTCTTCATGTTCATATGCCCACTTAGCAAAACCATGATTATCCTTTTCGGGGGTAATCCATCGCTTTCTACTACCTACAAGGAACTGACCATCTTCTGTTATGTATATTTGTGCATTGGTTCCGTCTATCTTTTCTGTTACTAATACCTCTCTGCTATATCTAGGTATTTTACCAAAACCTGTAAACTCTTCCATTTATTTCTCCTCTATAATGATAGCCCCATACTCATGTTTGATCTCACACACCTTATCAAATAAGATACCCTCATATGAGTGTCCTGTGTCTCTACACTCTGTAATAACCTCATTTGCATATACCCAATCATTATCTGTATCTAGGCAATCTTCTAAAACCAATACGTTCATTCATCCCCCTTATATCCATACTTCTTATTCATGTCAATACCACCTTCCCAAGTGATGTTGACCCCAAAGACTTTCGCATACCCTATCCAAAAGGCTACTGCGGGTCTTTCCTCTTCCCTCTCTGCACTAAACAACATAGGACACGCCATAAGATGAATATGTTCATATTCTGTATATGTGAGAGCATACGCTATCATTACACAGATACTATTCGTTAAGGGAAATCCATCATACTTCTTATACAAGTCTACTATGTGTTCATACCGTATCCAATCTACCTCTTCTGTGTTTAGACCATGCAGTTCAAACACTTTGTGTGCTTTGGATACTACCTTTGAAGTACCCACCGTCCACACCTCTTTATAACCAGATAATTCCTTCTTTTTAGGAACCCTGCTTTTTCCCACTATGACTAATTTCATATTCTACGTGTTTCTCTCCATTTCTTAAATAGCATTTCCATAGTGCAATCCATAGCCCCTATGTCTGTGTCTGCCACAAAGTCTGATAAATCTGCATACATGAAGTCCAGTTCGAGACCTTCTTCATATCCTGCATCCAAACACGCAAAAACTGATTCCTCAAATGCCTCGTACAATGTCTTAATCTCTTCAATCGAAATCTTATCACTCATCTTCTGTACCCCTTATGTCTAGTATTATAAGCCTTATGTGTTTTAATGTCAACTACTTAAACACATAATCCAATTCTTTTTTTGTACCTTCTGGTAATTTCCGCTTTCCATCACACATTGCGGTGAAACCCGCTACCCCCATATTGTAGGAAGCAATAGCTGACCACCAAGAACCTGTTCGCTCATATAGAAACCGCAGATGCTTGATACCCATAATTAAATTAACTTCCCAGTTCATGGGGTCAAACGGTATCCCCTCATTATGCCACCTAGATAAGTCCTCTAACCCCGCACTATTTAACTGCATCAAACCTAAATCTGTTGTTCCATTCTTATTCTGGGAAATACAGAGGGAATCCCAGCCACTTTCCCATTCTATTAAACGAATAAGATATTGTACAGGAACTTGGTATTTCTCGGAATTCTCCATTACACTGCTATAGTATTTTTGTGGTACTGTGAGAGTAAGAGCCGAAAGGTTCATAGTACACAATAATAACAAACCACTAATCCTTCTCATCTTCACCCTCTTGGGTGGCTTTTATGTACCCCTCTAAATACCCGTTTATAAATGACCACCAATCCCACCCTTTGTATGAAAGTTCATTAAATCTTTTTTCTGCTTCTTCATATACCTCTTTATTCATTTTCTAAAGACCTTCTGTAGCCACAAATCCCTTTCTTCTGTGTACTCATTATAGTAAAGGGAATTCTTTAATCGCCACTCGGTGAACTTGTAATCACATAACTCATATTGGTCATACTGTTTCTTATATGCCCCCCCATCTGGAACCCACACCTTTCGTGCCTTTTTGCTTGCCTGTCTCTTCCAATACTTCTTTGATTTCCCGTTATCTTTGACCACCCCTATCTTCTTCCGTGATCTACTCATGCACACTCCTTTATATTTGTACTCATATACGGTCTACAGCAACGTATATAGGCACATTATTAAAGTAATAAGAAATCATACATATCTCTCAGAGATTGTATCGTGTATTCCTTTTTATTCACGTCCCACACATGATTACATTTGTCCGATCTTTCAAACACATACCACTCAATCCAATCATCACAGTCTAGGTGTTTCTGCATTAAGTCTATGTATGCCACCAGTAATTGTTCCCCTTGCTCCATGAACACCCACGTCTCTTTGAATATTACTTTAAGAGCCTCATTTGCTTTATCTTGTTCTGTACGAAAATAGTCTATTGCAGAGAACAACTCTTTGAATTCTTCATACGTTACCTTTTTCATTTCAACTCCTTTACCGCTATCTTACGCAACCCCTCAAATAACTCATCCACAACCCCTATCTCTGTTTCGGAGGCTACAAATACAGATGCATAATACTCTGCCCATTTCTCTTGCCAATACAGATTAGATTCCTCTTGACAGGTGGGACACAATACTCTCCAATTCCTACTCTCTTCCTCATATGCTGTGTTTTGTCTTTGTTCCATGGCATCTTGTCTATGACACACGCCACCAAACCCCTCGCATTGCATCTATTGTTCCTCCTACACCCAATATACCACATAACTAATAACC